GGATTTAATGCTATGAGACGTCATATGTATATTCCCAAAGAATTGTTAATGTTAGATCCTAAATTTTTTTAGTATAGAATGCATAGAAATATTTTTAGAAATTATTTTAGAAAAAATGTTGAAAATGGTGTAACCGGTGTAACCGCTCTTGTAACCCTTATCCAGCTTCAAAAATGGGTTACACTATGGTGTAACCAAGGTGTAACCGGTGTAACCTATAAAGCCAGCGTAAAAGAATTTTTTGGGACTTTATATGTGTTTTCTGTTAAAAACATCCTATACTTTGTAAAATGAGTCAATTAACTGAAATAAACATAACGTCGAAACAAAGAAAGTTTGCAGAGCTTTTGGTAAAGTATGATGGAGAAAAAAGTGCAACAGAATGTGCTATTTTATCTGGTTATCCTAAAAAGACTGCTAGGATATATGCTAGTAGATTACAATCAGCTAAAGAATTTCCAAAGGTTGCTAATTATATATCCTTATTAAGAGAAGAAATTCACAAAAAGTATATGTCTAATTTGACAAGACATATGAAAAGACTGGATGAGTTAAGTAAAAGTGCAGAAGCAGAAAAGAATTATTCAGCAGCAGTAAATGCGGAAGTATCACGAGGAAGAGCTGCAGGATTATATATTGATCGAAAAGAAATATTAACAGGGTCAATTGATAAGATGAGTAAGGTCGAAGTAGCAGATAGGCTCAAAGATCTAAGAAATAGATTTCCGGAAGTAATTGTAGACGCCTCTCATGAAGAGATTGAATCCCAAGACTAATAAGTTTTTTGTATGTGGTGAGGCTAGAGAAGATGGATATTTGTTTGATGGTTATATAACTGCAAGATTAAAGAAAGATGGATATTTTAAAGAGAACTGGAGAGAGCCAAGCAGTTTTAAAAAAAATTTAGCTTATAAGAAATTATACAAAAAGAAGCTGTATGACAAGGTATCTAATTATTTAAACAACTATAAATTAAGTAAAGGTTGTCAAGAATGTGGCTACAATAAAAGTCCTTACGCTTTAGAATTTCATCATCGTGATAGAAATAACAAGTCTAATAATGTGTCAAATATTAGAAAAAGTAGTTGGACACAGCTTAGTAACATAGTCGAAGAAGTTAAAAAGTGTGATATTTTGTGTTCAAATTGCCATAAAATATTAACAAAAAAGGAAGTTAGCAGTGCGTCCTGAGAAGAAATTTTGGAAAGAAATTAAAAATAAAACGCCCAATGTTAATTGGACTAGAATAGAGTCATGGGCATCACCTGGAGTGCCTGATTTGTTTGGAGTTTTCAAGGATTTAAACACTAATAAGGGTATACAATTTTGGATTGAATTGAAATGTAATAAGTTACAAAAAGTTATCATATCGCCTAAGCAAATTGCCTGGCATTATGCTCATACAAAGCATGGAGGTGTCAGTTTTATATTTGTAAAGATTAGCAACCCAGGTGCCAGGAAGGCATCATATGCTGTATTCCCAGGACATATGTCTAGGGAACTACACACCTTGGGTTTGGAACTGTTGAACCAGGGTTCAGGAACCATGTTGCCTGATGCATGGACCGAGAAGGATCTTCAAAATACACTGACTTTCACGCCTTAGTTATTTTCTACTTCTTATATAATTACCGGCCGGCCGGCCGGTGAAAACCTGTGGTGTCAAGTGTTAAATACTCTAGGGTTTCTGCGGTTTTTCATGAAGCATGAATCCTGAAGCCCGCAGCTGCAGCCAGGAGCTGCTGGGGAATGGTTGAAATACACTAGGTCTTACGCCCTTTTCTATATCTATCTCTTATACTTCAGGAGCTGGGCCGGGGCAGCTGAGTTGCTTCATACCATGCGGGAACTTATCCAAAAGATTTAAATCTTTTTGCTTTACATTATAATAAGTTATAACTATATATGTAGTGGGGGTACCAAAACTGCCCCCATTAAAGAAAGGAACAACATGGAGACTGTAACAGTATTAAGAAGAGAGCCTACCTGCGCCGACAAGGTAGCGCAAGAATGGAAAGAAAGGCAGGAGGACCTGAAGGATCCTGAGTATGAGGCGCTCAGCTTTGATTATGTAGAGCCTAATACATTTAATGATCAGATAGAAGGCTACTGGCGCTGGCAGTTCAGCTGGGGTGGTCCATCGGATGAGCTCAGGGCTTACGTTAACGAACATAAAGAAATTCACCGCTTGGAATATTGGTTCCTGGATTGGGGAGATGGTGCACATGTCCTGGTTGACTCTGAAGCTGCGGCCTGGTCGATGATGCAGCAGATGCTGGAGGCTGCAGCGTGATGCAGTTTCAATTGGTCTTTTGGTTTTCTTTAGGGTTCTTGATCTTTACAGGCAGGAACCCGTTGTTATCTCTTGTGTTTTCATTTATCTTGGCCACTGGTGTAGCTGCGTTCACCGCAGCTCCTGATATCGTGCAATGGATTGACGAAATACCTTGATTTCCACGCCCTTTTTTTAAATAGATCTTTATACTTTGGCTGGCCGGCCGGCCGGTCCGTAACTTTTGTCAATAATTTTTCGCAGAACTGTGCCATTCCTGTGGATTCGAAGCCTGATGGCTGAAGCGTGTGTTTGAAATCCACTAGGTTTTACGCCTTTTGTTGTAACTTGTTCTTATACTTTACAGAAGTACGGTCCGTGCTGAAAAAAGTTATGCACAACTATTTATTTATTATGTTGCAATTAGTTATAATAAGTTGTTTAGTTACTTATCAATTAATAGTTAATTGATTAAACCATTTAGAAAGAGGTTATAATGACTAAGAAATCTAAATTAAATGAAAAGGCTATTGCTACTCTTGTTGAGTATCGTGTTGCCTTAGACATTAAGAATAGTATTGATAAGTTAGTTAACCAACTTAGAAACGAATTTACTGAAATCGTAGCTAATCACAAATTAGTTAGTGATAAAAAGAATTTTGTTTTTGAGCATGGCACAGATACTTATGCAATATCACAATCAAGTCGTGATATACTTAACCAATCAGAAGTTAAAAAACTATTAACTTCTAAGAAGTTATCTATCCCTTATAAAACTTCAACTAGCATGACTATTAAGAATGTTAGTGGTAGTTCTAATAATGTTGATAGTGAACTTGTTAAACTATTAAGGGTGTCTAATGCCAGATAATTACTTAGACATATTAAGACAAGCTAATGCAGTTAGCACAGTTAGACCTAACTCACTCATTGAAACTGTGGAGAATGGTCAAGAGCAAGTTAATTGGCAGATGTTGGCTAGTTATTTAGATAGTAGTATATTTGAATTCATATTACAGAATAAAGACATACCACAAGTTAGTGCGTATGGTCTCAAGTTAGCTCAAGAATTAGCTAACAACTTCAATATAAATAGATAATCATTTCAGTACAGGGGTTTGAAATCCCTGTACTTCCTCGCCTTTATCTAATTTCTTTTCTTATATTTAAGACTGGCTCGCTTCCGATCCAGGCAAATTACCAGCAGCCCAGGGAGATGCAGCAGCAGGTGCAGCGTGGCAGGTTGCAGGTGTTGGTCATCATGTACAATACAATACTATATCTAGTAGCCAAAGCCCTTGGAGTCCCTACATATATTTAGTCTAATAATCCCTACACTTCCACGCCCTTTTCCCCTAACTACCTGTTACATTAGGTTGTGCACCTTTAGTGCTTGTTTTGCACAGTCAGCCCCACCCCATTCACTACCAGAAACAAGTCGGTTGAAAAATTTTAAAAAAAATTGTACATACTAGAAATGTCTTTGGATTTTGAAACCACAAATCCTGAAGAAGCTAAAGATCTAATGTTGAAGTTAGAACTTCGACAAAAAGAATTAGATACTGCTACTAAAGCAAAAGATAATTTTTTGGACTTTGTTAAAGCAGTATGGCCGGAGTTTATTTCAGGATACCATCATAAAAAAATTGCAGAAAAATTTCAGTTACTAAAAGATAAAAAATTAAAACGTTTAATCGTGAACATGCCACCAAGGCACACGAAGTCTGAGTTTGCATCCTATTTACTTCCAGCATGGATCATGGGCCATGCACCAAAAACCAAGATCATACAAGCAACGCACACCGGCGAACTGGCCTTCCGCTTTGGAAGAAAAGTAAGAAACCTGATGGATCACGAAGATTACAAACGAGTATTTAAGGACGTCGAACTATCAGCCGATAGTAAAGCTGCAGGAAGATGGGAAACAAATAAAGGTGGAGAGTATTTCGCAACAGGTGTAGGTGGAGCTATTACCGGTCGTGGTGCAGATTTATTAATTATTGATGATCCTCATTCCGAGCAAGATGCATTGTCTGAGACAGCATTTGATAATGCCTACGAGTGGTATACCTCAGGACCACGACAAAGACTTCAGCCCGGTGGTATCATTGTTATTGTTATGACAAGATGGTCTACCAAAGATTTGACAGGTAGATTAGTAGGAGCACAAAAAGAAGTTAAAGCAGATCAATGGGATCTAATAGAATTCCCTGCAATTTTTCCTAAGACAGGTAATCCTATATGGCCTGAGTATTGGAAGAAGGATGAATTGTTATCGGTTAAAGCATCACTTAATGAACAGAAGTGGCAAGCACAGTGGCAGCAACAACCAACCTCTGAAGAAGGATCTATTATTAAAAGAGAGTGGTGGATGAAATGGGAACCTGACTCCCCTCCCAACAACATACAACATGTTATACAAAGTTATGATACGGCGTACTCAAAAAAAGAAACAGCAGACTACAGTGCAATAACTACATGGGGTGTGTTCACTTCAGAAGCAGACGGAAAAGTTTATTTGATTTTACTTGATGCTGTTAAAGGTAGATGGGAGTTTCCTGAACTTAAAAGAAAAGCATTAGAGAAGTATAGAGAGTTTGAACCGGAGACAGTAATCGTGGAAGCTAAAGCATCTGGATTACCCCTGACCCATGAACTAAGACAGATAGGAATTCCAGTTACGAACTTTACACCGAGCAAAGGAAATGATAAACATGTACGAGTAAACGCTGTAGCACCAGTTTTTGAAGCAGGCCAAATTTGGGTTCCAGATAAACGGTGGGCGCAAGATGTCATTGAGGAATGTGCTGCCTTCCCTTTTGGTGATAACGATGATTATGTTGACTCAACCACACAAGCTGTGCTACGTTTTCGCCAAGGAAATTTTGTTACATTACCTGATGATTATTACGAAGAACCAACTGTTCCTGATTATGGGAGCGAGGAGAGATATTACTAATGGATGATGAAAGAATCGGACAACCTGTAGGACTTAGCAGTTTACTTTTACACATGGGTAGAAAAGCTGCAGACACGCAGTTGTCTCGTGGTGATATTACAAAAGATGAATATGATGAGATTATCAAAATATTATATCCCCCTCTAAGTTTGGTCGATGACAAAAAGAATGGTGGAGTACCAAGATTTGCGTCTGGTTCGGCAACCATGGCCCCTGGAGCATTTATAGATTACGATGACATTCTAAGACGTCTTGGTAAAGCATCAAAGTTTATTGGTAAGAGAGTTCCTTTTCTTAGTAATTTAGTTACTACTCAAATGGGTGATGGTACATTACCTGCTAATGCACAATTAATGGAAAGTAATATTCCCGGCGTAGTAAGTGGCGAGGATTTAAGTTCCGATCCTGTTGAAGTAGCGAGAAAAAAAGCGGAGAGACAAGCAGCAATAGATGAAGCAAGAAGAAATAAAACATCAGCAACTGTAGCTGACAAAGTTAGAGATGCAGCAGACAGAGGTGAATATGGTGATGTAAGTTTTTTTGGTCAAGATGTAAGACAAACAGGAGACGGAACAGTTATTGGTCCTGATGCTGATGCTATGGAAAAAGAAAGAGCACAGAGAGAAGCGGAAGCAAGACGTAATGTTAATACCCCTCTTCCAACAATTGATATACCTACAACTACAGGTGGTTTTCCAATTCCAGAAATAGAAACAAAATTACCTCCAACATCTGTACCACCTATTGATATACCTACAACTACAGGAGGATTTCCACTACCAGAGATAGAAGATTTTACTATTTTGACTATGGGAGATAACACTAAAGATACTGTTACAATAGCTGGTAAAACATACAAAAAAGATCAGACAGAAATTAGAAAAAGAAAATCAGATGGTAGATCTTATCGTGTAGTTAAAGATGAGTT